AACACCTTTTTGCTTTTCTTCATTTACATTTTCGTATTGAGATTGCATTTCTTCTGGTAGTGATGTAAAGCGAACTTTGCCGCATTCAGAACATACTGATTCGTTTGTTCTTTGTAGTGCTTTTTGAACACCTGGATGTTTTGATAAGCCCTTAGCAATTTTTTCGATAGTAGCAACAGCACCTGTCATATTGCCACCTTTGTATCTTGGATCGTTTAAAACACCGTAAGCCATTTTAATTTCTTTGTCAGAAAATCCCATGTTATCATGCGATTCTTCTGTTCTGTCTCCATCAACATCTGGAACATTGATTTCGTTTTCAAGATAGTGTTTAGCTTTGCTAATCATTGAAAGACTGTTAACAACCTTAGCCTGCCACCAGTGGGGGAAATCACTGTCCGCAGGTAATTTTTCTAACATTGTAAACATCTCTTTAGCATAGGTAGCCATTTGATAAAGTTCTTTACGAATCATATTACGTTCATCATCTACATGACCGATAGGGGTTGTCTCGGTTGCAATTGACTCTTCTTTTTCATCGTCATCATCTTTTGATGGCTCAGGATCTTTTACTTTTGATAGGGTATCGTCTTTTTGTTGCGTAGCCCATTTCATTAGTTTTAGAATTTTTTCTTTCGGTAGTTTAGTTTTCTTTTCAAGCTCTTCTATCGAAGATGCACCTCCTGCTTCACCGTACATAGTAAGTTCACTACCTACTCTTGACATTACATTTGATAATGCATCGTCTTTGGTTGTAATTGCTTTGTCCATCAAGATTCTACCGATTCTTGATAGTTCACTACCGGCTGGATGTGTATAGATGGATTCGTCCATTGTTTTCCCCTTATGTTTTTCGTATCCGTATTTTTGTTCTTTCTTCTTATCTCGATGAGCACCCATAGCACCACTCTGACGAATGTCTTGCATAGTTTTCCAACTAGGGTCTCTACTCTTGATCGTCTTCGGCATCTGTTTTTTCATCTTGAAGTCCCATTCCTTTTCTAACTGCTAGAAAAAGTTCGTCTGCGTGTTCACCTGCACCTGTATGTTTTACAAAACTTTTTAAGTCGTTGTTTGCTGCATCTTCACGTGCTTGTGTTCCGCTAATTCCTTCTACACCTTCTGCGCCATCTTCTCTTTCACCACTTGAAACAAATTCCATTGTTTCAAATTTAAAAGGATGTGCAACAGGTCCTCTTTTACCTTCAGTCTTACCATTGTAATCTTTAATAAGATTTCTCATAGAATCTAATCTATCACTACCTGCAACAAATGTGATGTGATTGTATCCTTGATCATTTAAGTACTCACATACTTTGTCAATGGTGTTTAGATTTTTGTTATCTTCTATTTGATCAGCGTAGTTAGGATGTATCTTTCTAATAAAGTCAATTTTTGTGTCATAGTCTAACGGATTCTTTTTCCCGTCTTGGCTAACACTTGTAAAAATTTTCATTTCTCCACCTTGGTCAGCCATTGCATCAAAAACTTTTTTATGGCCAAGTGTAGGGGGATTGAATCTTCCGAAACAAAATGTAACGTGTCTATCTTGTGCTTCGAAGAGTTCTCTAATCTTCATAATCGCCTCGTTTAATAAAACTATCTTGCTCTGAGGCAATACGTCTCGCTAAAGCAATTATTTGTTCTTTTGGAAACTTTTGATCAGCGTCATCTACTTGAAATTTATTGCAGTACATTTCTTTACAAGCATTGACAGGCTTGATATAAATTTTATAAGCATCAGGGTGTCCTGGATAATTTTTATGTTTCTTTATGGCCGGAAACATTACATTACTAAGGACTTGGTTATCATTGTCGATGAAGATTTTTAAATCTTCAACCCAATTGATATCTTCGTTATCGTCAGGTGCGCCTATAGGTGAGAATAATTCGTTGAGTTTCATTTACCACTTCCTGCATGACCAGTAACGAGCTTTTGTTCTCGGACCTGGGTTTGAACAATTATGTCTAGCTCTAAATGACTTTCTACGTGCCGGATTAGATTTTTTAATTCTCATATTAGGATCACCAAAGTTTACTTTCTTAATATTTTTTGTTTTCGGATCTCTAACGTATACTTTAAACTTCTTGACATCACCTTGCATAGGTTTGCCTAGTGGAACTTTACGACCTCTATATTCTGCTTCTTCTACAGGTACATCTTCGTGCCATGGTAGGAAACCGTAATAGTTATAAAACTCTTCACCTTCAAATGTTTGTTCATCGTTGATTTCTTCAAACTTTGACATCATTCTTCTTACAGCTTCTTCGTAGTCTTCTTGTGCTGCATCCATTGCATATTCGTGATCTAATGCTCCTGGCTGGACAACTGCTGTTGCTAGTTCATCATCTAGTTTATTGTTACCATCGCCCTCTGCTTCACCTCTTAGTGATTTAGGGTCAACTTTTCCGTTAACTGCTGTATAATAAAGTGTGCCTTCGCCGGTTTCGCCATCATCTCCGGTGAATTCAAAGCCGTCAACTTCACCTTGATATGTGTCGACATCTTCGTATAATTTTAATTTGTCCAATAGATCACGCATCGTATAATTCCTTTGATAGATTTATACAGTATTTAGCGTAAAACGCAAGATTAATAATTATAAAGGATACGTGTAATAGTGCCGTTTTGTAGGTTGTATGCAGCTCTAACCCACACAAACTTGCCAGTAAATGTAACTGCTTTGGAATTTGTTAAGAAAATAGTACTATCGTAACCTAAACCTACTTCAGTATCTTCTATATCGATCCAGTCTGAATCTCCTGGTTCTTGTGCTAAAGTACCTTGTATTTTCATAGAACCTATAAAATCTGCGGTTTGATACACTGCTGTGTGTACTCCATTACCATTTTTATAGTATCCTGCACCTTTTTGTTTTGTGCCGTACGAATATGTGGAATCTGTTGATTCCGTAGTAATATTTTCTAACAATGTGATGTTTTCTGTGGACATACTGTATTTATGTAATTACAACATAACGATGTACTGCACCAATAAGCTCAGGAGACCTTAATTTAAGCATTAGTAAAGTTTTATCGTTATCAACTAATATATACCTTCTATCCCAGTTCTGTGATGTTCTTCTAATCCACTTTACAATGCTAGGACTGATTGAAGTATGTTCAGTTTGCTTTTCGTACCAATCTGCAATACTATGCCTATCATATTTTAACTTATGAGGTAAAAGGTATACTTTATATTCGTACTTTTCGTGTGGTAGTTTTTTTACAAAAATCTTCTTATGACTATCTAGTAATTCATCTTCTAATCCTGCAGGTGGTTCCCATCTTCTAATTACATTACTTTCAAACTCTTTTAAGAATTCACGATATATAGTATCTTCATTAGTATAGATATCCACCCAGTCACCTTCAACTCGAATACGCATAGAGTCTTTGTAAGACTCTAGCATAAACGAAAGTTTTAGAAGATTTTCTTTATTACTATCAACTTTATCACTTAGACGTTCGCTACCGAATTGACTTTTAAAAGGTAGATTACCGCTGTTTTTAAATTGATCAAACTTATAATGCCTAAGAGCAAATGCTCCTAGCATTTCTAAGTTAATTTTATAAATGTACTGATTATAAAATTTCTGTTTTGTTTTCTTCGGTGTCGGTAGCATTTTGTTCCTGCTTCAGCTTTGCTTTTAATGCTTTTCTTTCTGCTTTTGTAAGTGGCTTAGGCATTGGAGTAATTTCAAATGCTGGTTCATTCTCAACAATAGAAATTGTAACTTTACCACCATCGATCAAATCTCCGAACAATACTCTTTTACTTAATGGAGTTTTAATTTTATTATCAATAACTCGACCTAATGGTCTTGCTCCAAGTTTAGGACTATAACCTTTATCAGCTAACCATTCAACTGCACTATCATCAGGTTGAATTAGAATGTTTTTATCTTTAAGTTGTGAATTTAGTTCTGCTATAAACTTATGAACAATACTACATACTACTTCTTTAGATAGTTTACCAAACTTAATAGTTGCATCTAAACGATTTCGAAATTCTGGAGCAAAGAATTTTTTAACAGCTTTGTCATCTTCACCATCTTTTTCTAAATCGTCAAAGCCAATATTATTTCTTTCATTGTCGGCAGCACCTAAGTTACTTGTCATAATAAGAATAGTATTACGTCCGTCTGCTTGTTTACCGTTAGATCCTGTTACAAATCCGTTATCCATAAACTGTAAAAGAATATTTGATACATCTGGGTGTGCTTTTTCAATCTCATCTAACAGCAATATACAGTTAGGTGTTTCTTGAAGTTTAGTAATTAACTGTCCTGCGTTTTCGTCATAACCTACATATCCTGGAGGCGCACCAATCAAACGTGCTACTGAATGTTTCTCTTGATATTCACTCATATCAAAACGTACAAGAGTCATACCCATTTTTTCCGCTAGTTGTTTAGCAGTTTCAGTTTTACCACATCCTGTTGGTCCTAGGAACAAGAATGATCCTACAGGTTTGTTAGGAGTTTTTAATCCTGCCTGTGCTACAAAGATTTTGTCAAGTAAAACATCTACAGCATTGTCTTGACCAAATACTGACTGTTTCATAGATTGTTCTAATCCAGAAAGATTCTTGCTTTCCTTTTGTGCAACAGTTTCCAATGGCATATTGATCATCTTACTTAATTCATAAGTAATCTGCTCGATATCAACAATTTGTTGTACATCTTCTTCTAACGGATCGTCATTAAGTTTATACCTAGCAGAAGCACAATCGATAATATCAATCGCCTTGTCAGGCAGTTTTTTATCAGCCATATACTTAACTGAAAGTTTCACTGCCTGTACAATAGCTTCCTCGGTAATAGCAACGTTATGGTGTTTCTCGTAATATCTTTTAAGGCCTTTAATAATTTTAATAGTTAATTCTTCAGTAGGTTCGTCAATAGTTACACGCTGGAATCGACGCATTAAAGCACGATCCTTTTCAAAGTACTTGCGATATTCTTCCCAAGTAGTTGAAGCAATAACTTTTAAGTTGCCTTTACTTAGAGCAGGCTTCAACATATTTGCAAGATCGTTTGAACCTTGACTTGCTGACCCTGCACCACTCATCATATGAGCTTCGTCTATGAAAAGAATAACCTTTCCTTTTCTTTCAATAGCAGTTAGAACTGCTTTAATTCTTTCTTCAAAGTCACCTCTGTATTTTGACCCTGCAACTAGAGAACCTATATCTAAACTATAAACAATATGGTCTTGAATAAACTTAGGTACTTTTTTCTCAAAAATTCTTTTTGCTAATCCTTCTGCAATAGCAGTTTTACCTACACCTGGATCACCTACCATTAGTACATTTGATTTGCTACGTCTAGCCAGTGTTAAGATAATGTTTTCAAGTTCTTCATCTCTTCCAATAACTGGATCAATAACTTTTTGTTTTGCTCGTAATGATAAATTTGTACAAAATTGTGAAATAATTTTTTCTAATTGATCCTTTGTAAGTGCCACTTCGTTTTCGTCCATTCCTAGTTCATCATCTGCAAATATAAATTGTTGGAAATGTTCTACAAATTTTTCTTTAATAATACCGCCTTTGGTTAGGAAATAGAAGGCAAAACTATTCTTTTCTGAAAGTACACTAATAATAACATCAGCTACTTCCATTTGATTTCTACCACTAAACAATACTTGTGTAAAACAGCGATTTAAAACACGTTCTACAGCATTGGTTTTTTTAGGTATAACATTAGTTTCACCTTCAACTTTAATATCATTTAAATTGTTTTTTAAATAATGTTCTAGGTTACTTCTAATAAATTCAACATCTGCTCCGTATGCTTTTAAGCCATCACTTGCAGCTTCATCAGAAAAGATGGAATATACTAGATGCTCAACAGTAATAAATCTATGTTCAAACTGTTTTGCAATAGTAATTGATTTATCGAAAATGTTTTGTAAGTTCTTACTTGGCTCTATCATTTTTTAATCTTTTCCTTAATTTTTTAACTGCTAAATCTAGCTTTAACTTACTTACTCTGTTTGTAAAACAAACGCCGTTAATGTGATCAAACTCATGTTGGAAACACTTTGCAAGATAGCCTTCAATCTTGCCTTCTTTAGTTTCGCCTTTTGAATTTTGCCACTGAGCTACTATCCAAGCAGGACGCGAAACTTTTAAGAACAATCCTGGGAAACTTAAACAGCCTTCTAAGTCTAAAACTTTTTCAGTGCTGGCTTCAATAATTGCAGGATTAAAAACAGCGAATGGTTTTGGAAAATTTGGAACAGTGGTTGAGCCCATTACAAATACTCTTTTCTTTAAGTCTATTTGATTTGCTGCCAACCCTATTCCTCTGTGCTCTATCATGAAATTGCACATATCCCATTCTAGTTTTTCTGGATCATATTTTTCGTTTGAAAAATCCCATACTTCGCTGTTTTGATCAAGTGCTTCATGCAAGCCTAACTTGTAGTCTATGTCTAATTTATATTCCATATCTTATTTTTCTTATTTCCTCAAGTTGCTGTGGACTAAGGTCTTTAGGTATTAATGCTTTAATTTTAACATATAAATTACCTCGTTGCCTTGTTCTACTATTTGGCAAACCTTCTCCTTTACAACTTAGTACCGTATCAGGTTGTGTACCTGAAGGTATGTTAATTTCTAATGATTTACCATCAAGTGTCCTAATAGAAGTTTTACTTCCTAACATAAGATTAAACACATCAATTGCAGTTTCGAATTGAATGTTATCACCTATGCGTTTAAACACTGGATGATTTCTAACACGTACTTGTATTATAAGGTCACCAGGCCTGATTTGTCTATAGGAATCATCACCCATTCCTTGATATCGGACAGATTGTCCATGTTCAACACCTGGAGGAATATCAATAGTTACGACTTTAGTTCTACCATTGGCTAATTGTATTTCAATACCAATTGTTTTACCTTGTAGTACATCTTCGAGAGAAATGTCTACAGCAATATTGATGTTATTATTTCTTTGTCTATTCTGAAAACCGAAACCGAACTGTCTAAAAAGATCTCCCATACCGAACGGATCTTGATCAAAGTCGTATTGAAAATCACCACTTCGGTATTGACGCTGTCTTGGATCTACTGATCCAAACTGGTCATACATTTTTCTTGTTTCAGGATTTTTTAAAGCTTCGTATGCTTCGGTAACATTTTTAAATGAGGTTTCATCACCACCACGATCAGGATGATGCTTCATCGCCATTTTGCGATATGCATCTTTTATTTCTGAATCAGAAGCATTTCTGTTTATACCTAATGTAGCGTAATAGTCCATAATAATAAAGGATCCTCCTTAAGCAATCCTTTATTATTTAACCTAGATGTTAAGGGGATAAAAAATTTTTATTTGTCAATTTTCTTGCTGGATCCAGTATATAAACCAAACCAAGCCGCACCAGCACCTACAACGATACTGACCAAACCTGATTGCTCCATGGTCGGATTTGGAAGAGCCATATACCAAACTACAACTTTGTATAATAATATAATATAGGTTGTAATGAATACCCTTGGAAAGATTCTCCAACTATCCACGGCTCTTGCTAGATGAATTAATCTAGCGTATGGGTTAGGGCCTAAATCTTTAACTGAAGTATCTACTTCTAATTCGACACTTACTTTTTTAGATGCAGAATCTTTATCTGCAGGCACTACAATTTTATCGTCTGCCATTATTCGCTCTCCTTACAATGTTCACATTCGCACTTGTAGCAAACATCGTTTGCACAAGTATTGCATTCTGTACCGCAATGATGATTGCATCCACATTTCTTACATTTACAATCGGTCACTTTTTCTTGCCCTCTAATTTTTTAATACGATCTTCTAGTTCGTCAATCTTAGCGGTTATCTTAGGATACTTTACACGCCATGCATTTGGATCATTTTGGAACCAAGTCCAGCCCCAACGTATTGCTAGATATTCTAGTGTACGATCGAACTTGCCCACCGCCCATATTGCCATTTTTGTATCTTTAAACCAGAATAAAAATGCGGCGCCAAATAGAGAACCAGCTATACCTGTGTAAATCCATAGACGATCGCTCGCCATATTTTGTATCATTTCCCACATAACATCTCCTTGCTATGTGTATTTATTAAAAGTCACAGGTCATTTTACCACCGGGCTGCACTCCATCTCTTATACTATCTATAATGTCGGAGTCGCTTTTAGTGGGGTCTTTGACTTTACTTGTGTCTATTTCGACGTTAGGTTTAACTGAGCAATTTTTGATAGAGGACGCACACGAAGATAAGAATAGGGTAGAAATGAGTAATATGATCGCCCACTTAAACATCGATTACTTATTCTGTTCAGTGGAAGAAGTTTCCTTCTTCTTTTCCCCTTCGTAATAATCTCTGTATTGATCTAATGTAAGTCCTTGCTTGATCATATAAGCACGTATTTGTGCAAAGTTTTTAGCAAGTAATTCGTAGTTGTCATCATCTAAACCAAAAAGCACTGGATCTTTACCTTGTTCTTTCAGTTTAGCAAATACTTCTTCTGCATTATCTGAAGTAATAATAACCCATTGTAGTTGCTCCATTTTAGGAGTCTCTGGGTTAGGAAGGTTAAGAGGCTGACGTTCTACCTCTGTGCTAAAAATCTTTAGTTCCTTAACTGTACTACAACTAGTGAGGAACGTAGTTAGGATTAGCAAGGCTAGGACATTCAGAATTGATTTCTGAGTTCTTAGTAGCATTTCTCTCTGCCTCCGTTAATGGTGATCCCATAGCAATTTCAACGCAACGTAATGCATTCTTACTTGCATTATTAATTATCTTTTCTACGGGTTTTGTTCTTTTAACAGCAAGATCCCCAATATCACGCTTCTTACCTGAAGAATTGATCTTGTTAAATTTATCATCTAAATTTTTAAGTTCTGCTGTTAACACTCTTTGTTTATCTTCGAGTTCTTGTTTTGCTTTATTAATTGACTCGAAATCTTTTTGCATCTGCATAATAAGTGTTTTTTGATCTTCAATGCCTGATTCTAGTTTTGCATTGTTGGCTTTAGAAATTTCTAAATCAGATTTAAGTGTTTTTACATACACAAATCCACCAGCACCGCCGGCGAGCATTACTAGTACTAAGGCAATTTTAATTGAACTAAACATCTCTCTTATATTCCTCTGGAACTCTGCCGTAACCAACAGTCCTATCCCATTCACGTTGGGTATAGGTATTTTCTTGCTTTACTTCTTTATATCTTGGATATTCGCAAACAACTATCTCTATTGCTCGACCGTCACCGTCAGTAAAAGTTTCTACTAATCTACCTTCGTGCTGCCTACCACAATTTTGACAGTATTCGATCATACCATTTTTAGTGCTGCTTCGGTAGTTTCTTCAACTCTTCGAGTCCAACCTCTACCGAATGTTTCAAATGTGCTTAAACTTTCGTAATATGATTGTCTTGCTTCTTGGAAGTTCTTAATAGCAGTCTCGATGCCTTCTGATTCGATGTAATTGCCTAATGCTCTTAGTGTATTAGGTCCAATACCACCATCAGCAACTGTACCAATCATTGTTTGTAAGTATTTTGCTGAACGACCTGTACCAGCATTGACACCAAAGTCAAATACACATAAATCTAATCCACTAGGAATGTCATCGCACTTTAAACGTCCCCAGTAGTTCTTTTCATAGATCGGCGCAACGTCTTCGACAGTTAAATCTTTCATGTCTTTAGTGCCGCCAAAATCTTCGTAAACTCTTTTAGTAACGCCCAAGTTAGTTTCACCACCTGGGTCTTTGGGATGGTTTACATATCCACCTTCGTGGTGTAGAATCATTTCTAAACACGCTTGATAGTTTTCTTTTGCCATGTTATAACCTTTGTAAAATTAGTGTTTTATTAGTATTCGAAAATACTAAATTGTCGCCATGCTTTTCAATATCATAGTCACCAAAAACTTTGGTTAACCAAAATACTTCAGCGATATCTTCTTGTCCAACGCCAGCTGTAGTATTTACTTCTTCAATCAGTTTATCATCACCTTCCTGGATTAGTTTGAATTTATACACATTATCAAAAGGTTTATAAATTGTAATAACATCGCCTTCTAGTGTAAAGTTATCCATTAGTGTTTTATTGAAGAAACTTTTTACTTCGTTGGTTCTAAAATTTTGCATTGCTTGTTCGTAAACTTTAGCAGAATCTGGAACTACTTTTTTTAGGTTTTCGGTGGTTGCATTTAATTCTTTTTTATCTTTATAGTAGCTAAACTTCCAATCATTAATATTAGTAAGTCTTTCTAAACCGTAAAGCATTTCCATAATATTCTCTGCAACTTTACTGCTTCTTTCAATTTCTACAAAAATACTATATTCACCTTTTTCGTTTTCGCCAGCACTAACGTCTGCATCTAAAACAAAAGGATATCCTCTTTCAATAAACTCCATAAAGTCTTTCGCAGGATATCTGTCCTTGGCTTGGAAAGTAACTACGACAACATCTTTGTCTTCACCCATTTTAGAACGGAAAGAGTCTACTTCAAACATAGGATAAAGGCAATCTTCTAGGTCGCCTCTTCTTAGGCCTTCTTCTAAAATATTATTGTGCGACTTCTTCTGTTCCATCTTGTGCTGTATCCTGTTGTTGTGCTGGTTCAATTGCTTTTTGTGGTACACTGGCTAGTAAATCTTCTACTTTGTTTCTGTCTAGATTGGTGTAACCTCTATCAACGTTTTTCATTAAACGTTTAGGCATTTTAATCTTAACCATCCAAACAGGTTCATGATCAATTTTACCTTTTCTTGTACCTGGTCTAATATCATCTGGTGATTCAATTGTTCTTACTTTTTTAAGTACGCTTTCACCGTATGCTACTTTACACCCGTATTCTAACAAACGTTTACCGCCGGCAGGGTCGGGCATATTTTCTTTAGGCCAAAGAAAAGTGCATTCAACGAAGTATCTATCTTCCTTAGGTCCAGCTAATAGTTCTCCGTCGATCCAGTTCTCGTAAACATAAAGATCTAGTTCGTCAACTACACGTTCAAAGTCCTTTAAAAGGTTTAAACTGTTGTTTGACTCATAAATTTGTTCTATATTGCTAATAATGTCTTTTACGCTAGGCATATCTATCTCCATATGTATTTATTCGTTTTAGATATGTTACAGTATTATTTTTTGGAAACAAGAGTAAATAATAGTATGTTCGGGTACGGACGATATTACATTGTTGGTTATATTAAGGCGTCTGTGCCAGAGCAAATCAAGCACGGAGGGTATTCCTTAATATGAAGAAAAAACACAGAGAAAACTTGGCTTACAATAACGTAGTCAACATCAATTCACACAAAAACAAAAGACCACAAATTTCCCCCAAAAACCTAGCACAAAAAATATACGTAGATACGCTAAATGATGAACTAAAAAACATTGTTTTTGCTATCGGTCCTGCAGGAACGGGTAAAACTCTTTTGGGTGTGCAATGGGCTATCGACGAATTCAAAGAAGGTAGAGTTGACAAGATTGTAATCACAAGACCTGCTGTGTCAGTAGACGAGCAGCATGGTTTTTTACCGGGCGATTTAAATGAAAAAATGGCTCCTTGGACCAGACCAATATTTGACGTATTTTCAGAAAATTTCTGTCAAAGGGAAGTGGAGCGACAAATTAGAGAAGGAATTTTAGAAATTGCACCGTTAGCATATATGCGCGGTAGAACGTTTAAAAAGTCTGCAATCATTGCGGATGAAATGCAAAACGCAACACCCAATCAAATGAAGATGTTGCTGACAAGACTTGGTGAAGGAAGCAAGATGGTTGTAACTGGTGATCTGCATCAGGCTGACAGGCCTAGCAGTAACGGGTTATTGGATTTCCTTAAACTGTATAACGGTTTTGAAAATCATCACTTTGTGACAGTTTGTAGATTTAGTAAACAAGATATTGAAAGGCATGAAGCAGTAAAAGAAATTTTAAAGATTTATGGTGACGAATAAGTCTATACTTGTTCGATTGAAACACCACTAGCTTTTAAAAAGTCAATACCTTCAGTACTTCGATAGTCATGTCGATAGTATACAGTATTGACGCCTGATTGAAATATCAGTTTTGCACACTCCATACAAGGAGAATGTGTGCAGAACATAATGCTATTGTCTCCGCTTTCGGTAGACTTTGCTAATTTAGTAATGGCATTTGATTCTGCGTGTAGTACCTGAGGTTTAGTTTTTAACGTCGGTGCTCCAACATCATCGATGTGTGTGCATATTTCACACTCGTTATCCCAGCCACTAGGCATACCATTGTAACCAATACTAATAATACGATCATCCTTTACAACAATCGCACCTACCTGCAATCTCTTTGCATGAGATAGTTTTGCAAATCTTTCGGCTACATCCATGTATGCTTGTACAAATCTAAATTTCATTATTTTGCTCTAAATAGTTTTGTCTTGTCTTCTGTACTATTTGAATACTGTTCGTATTCAGGCATAGGATCTTTCATTTGAACAATATTAGGCCATTCATTTGAAAAATATTCATTGTGCTTGTACCAAGGATTTTCTTTGTCGTCTGATTGAAAAATTGCTTCTTCAGGACATTCAGGAACGCATACTCCGCAATCAATACACTCTTCAGGATTGATTACAAGCATATTTGGTCCTTCGTAAAAACAATCAACCGGGCAAACTTCTACACAGGTTGTGTGTTTACAATTAATACATTTATCATCTACTAAGTATGCCATTTTATTGTCCTATCCAGTTATAGATACCTCTAATTGCTAATAATAGATAAAATAATTCCATTAATGCTCTTGGTGTATCTTTATCTTTTACTCCCATCCATATCCATATACTACAACTTACAGAGGCTATTGCCCATCCTAACCATTGTAATTTTGGATCACCACCACTTAATAAAAAAGCGCCGATCATAGCTAGAACAAATCCTAGCCATCGCCAGCCATCTATCTTATGGTAATATCTTATTTTCAAAGTCTTCCTAACTTGATCAATACAGCCGCTAGATTAATTTCTGCATCGGCAACAAGTGTGTGATCAACTAATCCTTGTTTAATAATTAGTACCGCAGTGTCTTGTTTCTCTTCAGATCCGAAAATTTCTAAGTTGTCGTATAGCCAACGATATACTTCTTCCATCTCTTCTGCTTTAAGTTTTCCGCAAAGTAATTTACGTGCTTCGGCAATCTTTCCTTCTTTAAAAAGTTCGACCATGTCAAACTTCCAATCTGCTGCACCTTCATCACCTTTGCTAGGTGCTTGTAGTTTGCCTTCTGTTACGTTTTGTTGTACCATATTGATACATTTACGTAAGTCTGGATAAGTTGCTTTTACATAACTGTCAAGTGTTTCTAATTCTACATCAACATTTTCAGAAACTAATATAGTTGCGACTCTTGCCGTAAATTCTGTTTGATCAATACGTTCAATATGATAACCTTGACAACGTGAATGTAGTGCAGGAATGATTCTGTTAGGGTAGTTACAAGTAAGAATAAAACGTGCTGTGCTATGATATTCTTCCATAACACCACGAAGTGCGGCTTGTGCGTTCGGCGACAAGTAATCAGCCTCGTCTAGCAGTACAACTTTAAAAGGACCAAATGGAATCATTTGCACAAAGTTAGTAATCTTGTTTCTAACTTCGTCAACTGAGTTTGTACGACTTGCGTTAATTTCTAGTACGTCATACTCCGGAATTTCTAATTCATTAATAAGAATTTTTGCCATAGTTGTTTTGCCAATGCCTGCTGCACCACTAAACAACAAATGCGGAATAGACTTATCTTTAATCCAGCTCTGTGCTTGTTTTCTTTGATTATCATCTCTAAATACATAGCCATCTAATGACTTAGGACGATATTTTTCTACCCAAAGTTCTTTCATTTTGCCTCACTTATCCTTTTACGTAAACCGCTCGTACTGAACGAATGTTGTCTACTATTATAGTATATTTCTATGCCCTTGTCAAGACATAATTGTTTTCCGGTAAAATCTTTGGTTTTATATTCTTCACCAATAAATCGAACATCAATTTTATAGGTTAAAAATATATCTATTAGGTCTTGTTCTGTGGCGTAAGGTATAATTTCGTCAATGTACTTGCAACCTTCCAATTGAACATATCTTTCAAAAACACTTTGGACAGGCTTATTCTTTTCTGGACGGTCAATGGTAGGATCTGTTTGTAATCCAACTATCATATAATCACAGTTTGCTCTTGCCTCTTTAAGCATAGCAACGTGTCCACTATGAAAAAGATCAAAAGAAGATGCTGTGAATCCTATTCTCATTTACGTTCCATTCTTTTTTGAGCAAGGGTATTTGCTAGTTTGCAAGGACCCCAATCACAACTAGGGTTAAAAATTTTTTTACATATAACACATATTCTGTCATCCATTCAGTTCTCCCAATTTTTCATTTAAATTATATCTCCATGTTTCTGGATCATACCAAAAGCAACCAATACAACTATTTTCGTATGTTTCTTTACCGCTATAAAAATATTCTATTCCATCTTTGCTAGGCTGTCGAATGCCTGTTCTTTCACACTTTTCACAATTACGTGATTTTAAAAGATTGTTACTTCTGTTAAGAAGCATATACTTTGATGCTATCTCATCGTCTGATATTGTTGCTTCGTTGATGATTTCATTACCGTTAACTTTAAATCTTAAAAAAGGTTCTCTATGATCAACTTCTAACTGCGAAGGATTTAGTTGACGTCTTTCTATCGGATCATAACAATCTAAAACTTTTAATATACGTTTTCTAAATGTAGAACTAAAGTTAAAACGTTGAGCAGATTGATTTACAGGTTCTTTGTTCAATAGTTTTCTGTGTGGAGTTTTCTTTTTACAGGTATCGCAATACAATCTTGTTTCGTATTTGTTTCCGTATTTTTCAAAAGCATATCCCATGTTTCGTAGATTCATTGCTCTCGCTGCTGGTTGATTAGATCCTACTTTAACACCTACACAGTTATCACAATGTACTTCAAGGTCTTGATATATTTCAAGATAATGCTTAGTTACACTCATTGTCTTTCCCACACACAGTCTGCGCTATAACGAAAACTTCCAATAAAGTTTGTTTTGTATGCTGGCCAATCTTCTGGTTCTATTAAAGATAAGAATGGCTTTCCGTCGGCACCGTAATACAAATAATATACCTTTCCTATAATCGGAATGAAATTATACTTTGCATTATACACTAGTTCTGTATCTTCTGCAAGAGAAACTAATTCGAAATATTTCTTTTTTAGTTCGTCGAATCTAGTTTGTAAATGATGTGTAGCAGTTGATCCTCGATCTTTTTTATTACCTAATACGTCAGGAATCGTGAATGCCGGAGCACCTACGTTAGTAGGATAAGGCATTGCATTAGGATGATCTGCTACATTATCCGGCTTCTTAAAGATCGCCTTCTTTTCTGTTTTCACTGTAATGAACGTCAAATTTTCCGCCGGGGTATCTACTCTCGAGTTTATGTACATTCTCTTCAATTACTTCGTTTGGATCTAAACCGAGAGAGCGACAAGTATTAACCCAATACCACATAATATCACCAAGTTCTCTTTTAAGATGGAATTTGGTGTCCTCGTCCCAAGGCTTTCCTTGAAAAAGGACTTTTTTAATAATTTCATTAAGCTCTCCAGTTTCAGACGAAAGTCCAATACCGCCTGTAACAAGTAGTGCAATATTAACCGGGCATCCATGCGATTCTCCATTTAAATAGCCCATACGACCGTATAAGCGATTATTATCGTTTGATTCTTCAGATGTAACTTGTTCTACAAAGTCTTTATATTTGTTTAAATCTACTGACAATGTTTGTACTCCTTTTACTGTGTTTATATATTTTATACTATCTGTTAATGCTTGTCAACAGTTCTGGTAAATATTTTTACAACAATCGTTGTAGCAAAGGAGAATCCCATGATCAAGAATATTTCATTAAACTTAGAAGTTGGACAAGAAATCCTAGTAGGAAAGCATAACGATAAAGCTCGAATTACTAAAATCGAGTTTCATCCAAAATCGGGGGAGGTCTCTATTAATACCACACGTGGACCGAGAAAGGCACTAACATTTAGATTGTGCCCTGAAAAAGAATTGTGTTATTGATGTAACTATTGTGCGCCAAACATACCGGCGTCAAACGTTGCTGTAGCACCGTCGTTGAACTCTTTTGATATGTAGTTAGTATCAGGCTGAACATCTTGCCAAGCAAGAATTGATTCTACTTCAACTTTTTGTATTTCGATATGTTCGCCTAGTTCGTTCTCTATTTTAACTTTTCGGGTCCAACGACCGTGCTCAATTAGAACCCAATCGCCAACCTCATAAGGATCGGTATTTTCTGGACCTTTGGCATATACTTTGGCCCAACGAGGTTTAACTCCGTGTGCCTTGGCATCATCCGACGGAATATATAAACCGCTTTTAGTTCTCATTTCTCCGAAGTGCATATCGGTTACGATAACATCACCATGGATAGGTCGTACTTTTCCTTTAATCATTTTGCACCTTTACTGTTTGTTGCCGCGTTGAACGATTTCTTCTTTTACTGCTCTTGGATTCTTTTTGTAATAGTCTTGTAATACTTCTTCGCGAGTGCGAATAATTTTACCACCCTTGCCAATTTCGTCACCACGAGCATTTACTTTTGCATTTCCGACTGCTGGTAACAACTCATTTTTAAGATTGAGTTTTTCCATATCAATCTCTTTACCACGCATACTTCTGATTGTTCTAGCCATATTATTCTCCTTTAAAGAATTCTGTTATTGGTATATTGTATTTAACACTGTCCACCCTATGGACCCCTATCAAATAGAGTACATAACTTGCAACACTACTTCCTCTACCAATACCCCATAAAACATTATTCTTTCTTAATGTATCTACTATATATTTCATTTGTTTTAGTAATGAAATTAAATCATTCTTTTTATACAGTTCTAGTTCTAGTTCTACTCTGTCTAGATTATCTTTTGGACAAATTTCTTTAATCCATTTTTCAATTTCCATATTTCTATAAGAGTCTGGCATAAACCAGTTGTCTTTGTTAATATCGGATTTTACTTTTGGATAGTTAAGAAATTCGGAATCTATTCTTTGATTGTATTTTGTTAAATCAGCAGAGGTAACACAATGTTCCAGTATATCAGGACCGTGTTTTAGTATACCTTTGATTAATTGATTTTCTGTATTAGTCCACATTTATAAGTTGATCCAAATCCTTGTCTTGATCATTTGTTTTCAATTTGTCTTGTAAAGCACGTCTACGAACTTCATCTCTATATATTGTAACAAATGTTTGGATTTGTGTCAACATATTATTTTTACCTAAACGTTGAGCGGCAAAATACTTTCTGTTGAGTTCACTAATACGCTCCTGTAACTCAGTGTCTGAGAGTTGTTCAACTGGTTCGGAGAATGGGTGAAACATTAGCTATACTGTCCGAGATAACGCATAAAGATCGTGTCTGCACTATGTCTCCAAACTTCAACAAAAACTGGATCAGTTGTTGATGAAAGTGTAACTAGTCCAGGAAAGTCTGGATCTTTTTTAATAACGGTACCACCGGAAGTAATAAATGTAATTGTATGATTTTCTGAGCCTGAATTGTAAAGTTCTAAAGTAACTTTACCCATTCCAATCGGAGTCACTTCACCAGTAAATACAGGATCTCCTGGGAAGTTCAAAAAGTCAACAGTGACGTTGGCAGCAACACTGAAGATTTGATATGAACCGTTTTCGTAATCAATAGTCGTAGGACTTGCAGAAATAGTTCCGCCGTTAAATTTTTGCATTCTAATATTCTGCATTAACGCTCTTTGAATTTTATTAAGTTCAAAGTCGTTGTCTAAATTTAACTTTGCTGTGTTATCTTGTAGATCTGTAATTTCAGTTTTAGCACTGCTAAGACTAGTCTTAATAGTGTCAAAGTTATCTCTGAAAACTTGTGTATCGTTGTCCGCACCGGCAACTGGGAAGTTTTCATTGATACTTAAATAATTTATTGTACTTGCCACGTTTTTAATCTCCGATATTGTTATACATTATTTATCTATCTTCGTTTTACGCAGTTATATCCTGAGTAACTCCGCTGGAATTTCGGTGATTTACAATCGTTTCCTGCGGAAATTTAAGGTATGTATCCTGTATATTACCATTAATTATATCAATTATATATCGATCTGCTGTAAAATCTAGTGTTTTAAAGTCATAATTGCTTTGTTTTATTCTTGCTAATACACTATCTCCTCTATCAGGTTTACAGTAGCATAGCACTAATGCTTTTACATAACCTGTTTCAGACTGTGCATCATCTTGAATACTGCGCATCCATAATGGTAAAAATTCGCGATCTCTTACACCTAGCTCTTTAATTCTGCTTCTCATATTCTTAACAGAATTTGGAAAAACTCTTTGTACATCGCTATCACTTACAAGCGGAATATCGCTGTCAATTCTAATTCCAGCATAGCTAACTAATACTTTGCTGTTTATATCATCAGCCAATTCAACTGTATGACTTATTGTTTTTCCGTTTTTCTCTAAATTGTCTACAAGTTCTACATATATTACTTCGTAAATTGTTTCTTGAGTGTCTGGATCTTTTCCTTTGGCTTTTTTAAGATTACCAAAAGTAAAACGTTTTCTGTAATGATTTCTGCTTATAGCTTGAACATAACTTACTGCTTCTACGCTTTCTATACCGGCAAACACTAGCATTTTCATTTCAGCCTGTGTGCCAAAGTTACCATCACCGTATCTGTAAATATCTGCTGGAGCAAATATAGTTGCGTCTGTAATAAAATTAAACCAATCTAATCTTTTAGATTTAACTTGTAAAGGTTTAACATATAGGTTAGCAAAAGTTAATTCTGTATCTGATACAACTGTAATTGAAAACTCTCTAATAGATTCTGCAAAGTTAGCACCGTCTTGTGCTTTAATTGAGAATCTAAAAGTTTTATCAAAACTAGTTGAACGATTATCAAATGTAGTTGAAAAAGTTTTTTCACCACTAACTAGATCATAATAACGTGTAAGTCCTAAACTAGTATCGTCAGCAAATTGTTTTACTTTGCCTTCTATGTTTCCGTTAGGTAAGAAACTTAATCCCGGAGGCAATGTTCCAGACTCTAAACTATAATTAATTCTTCCACCATAGAGCAATGCTTTTGCTTCTACGTACAATCTACTAGGTTGATTAGGTTTAATAGTTCCTCTGTCACTCGGAGTAATCCATTCGATAGCACTTTCGATTTCTCCGATAATATCAACTGTAAATGTTTTTTCTGCTGTGCTAACACCTAATTCCCATGTGTCTGGATCTTCTGTAGGCACAACAAATTGATTATCTTTTAGAGCAACATATATAAATCCGTCATATCTAACAGCTTCGTTAGTTCTATAAATTACTGTAGAAGACCAATCTCCTACAAGTGTATAAGTTGTTTCAGCAAGAATCGCAGGGAAGTTTACAGCCTGCATTGTAAATTGATAGGTCTTTGTTACAGCAGCTTGATAAGGTACCTTTCCAGCAATGTCTCCTGTGTTGTTATCTAAAACTAATCCTGGAGGAAGTTGACTTATACTTCCGTCTGGGTTTGTGTCTAGTTGGAAATGTGTTATAGTTCCGCCTAATGAAGGAGGATCATAAACATCTAACGCGATTGTAACATAATTGTTTGCTCTATATTTTCCAAGGTATGAATCTGTAATCCATAAAGGTTGTCTATCACGTGAACTATCTGCTTGGAAAAGATTTGTGTCTACTTGAACTAGAGTATTATCTGCTTGTAAAAATTCTTCAGTTACAACATAAATTTTAAACACTCTACTAATAGCATTTACACCGTCGCTAACAGCTACACTAAATGTATAAATTCTTGATAAACTTTTAGGTGTTCTTGCTGCTTCGCTGTAGTCATAGTTTTGATTATCATAGAAATATGTATCAAAACCTGTTGAACTATTTTTAGCAATATCCAACGGTACAGTATCAAAAGATGCTGTATCATATGCACCGCTAGGTGTTGTATTATTTTCTAATGCAGGTATAGGACTGGTGAATCCAGATATTCTTCCTGTTTTAGATAATGTTAATCCTGGTGGCAATTCTCCTGAATTAGGAATCACATAGTATTCTAAAGTATCGCCGGCAACAACATCATTGTCACGTGCTTCAAGTTGAAAGTCAACTTGAGCATCATCAAGAACAAAGTATGCTTCGCCTGGACCTACATTTAGAAAACCTTCTGCTGTAACCCATTCAGGAATATCAGAACCGTCAACTGAAAGTTTAAATGTTCTGTCTTTTTCGTCATTGCTGTCTTGAGCTCTAACTACAAATCTTGATTCTGTAAATTTTCTAACTTCGGCAGGTGTTCCTTTTATTACACCAGTATTAGATTCTACATATAGACCTCTAGGTAAAGAGCCAGCAATAACTTTATATTGTAAACCTGTTGTGTCTGAGGTTGCTGTTAACGGAATATTAACAGTAATTCTTTCTTCAAGTATTCCAAGGTCCCCTGCTGGCGTTGTCCAGTTTACAGCCATTAGTTACCTCCTACGTTAGACCGCCACAGTCTAATTCCAAATCTGAGCTGAATGTTAAAGTTCCGAATTCAATGTTTCCTGCTTGAAGTGCAAGTTGTATTGCGTTATCATATGTTGGATTAATATATCCGAAATCATATGTAGTAAGGTATTCTGTAACAGGAATAATAGTTTTAAAGTTTAAACTACTACCTACGGCAGTTACTTCAATGTCTTTAACACCAGTTTCTGAACCCGGAGCAGCAATACCCTGTGCAGTTATTTGTGTATGTGTGTTAGCATATATACTACCACTGTCACTGTCAATTCTGATAAACGCATCTGGAGCAGTATTATTAACTGTAATAGAATCAACGTTTTCATCTAGAATCATTTTTGTGCCGGCTACTAGTTTCTTAAACTGTAAATCAGCACCAACTTTTTCTTTAAAGATACCCACACCAGTGGTTCCAATATTAGAAGCAGTTGTTGTAAGTTCTGAATTTAATGAAGCAAAGTTAGCATTGACCTTTAGGAACGCGGTTCTTAGATCATCACCAAGACCATCGTTTACCAAGTTTCCTACATTAATTGTTTGTATCGTTGCCATTTCGCTTCCTATATCTATATTTAGTGGAGATCAGCCCATCCTGCTGTGCTGTCATTGTTCGCATCCGCAGCATATCCTTGAAATTTTCCTGTTGTTGTATTGTAAACCATCATACCAAAAACTGGTGTGAGTGCATCTATTTCAGCCTGCGTAAGTTGTGGAGGTCCAATATATAACTCATCAAAGTTTTGGTTAATCTTGTTAAACGCTGTGCGTAGATTGTCTCCTGTTCTGTCGTTTGCGGAAGTTCCAATGTTTACTGTTAGTTTTGCCATCTTACGCTCCCGTTCCACCGTTCAATGATTTGACCAGTGTGGCCAATCTATCAATTGCTTCACCTATATTAACCGGAGCAGTTCCATTCCAGTCTCCAGGAGTAGTTGCTGTATAGGTTATTTCTCCTAGTTCGTTGATTATTAAACTAGAGTCATCAGCAAATACAGTTCCAATAAACGATCCTCTAATATTATCTGAAAGAATAGGACCAACAATCTTTCCATCAACAGCATCAACTAACAGTGTTGAATCTTGTGCAAACACACTTCCTGTTACATCTCCTGTATGATAGCCTGTTGAATTTCCTGTAAGGTTTCCTGTAACATTCCCTCCAACGTTACCTGTAACATTTCCAGTTAAGTTTCCAACAACGTTACCTGTAACATCTCCAGTTATATTACCGAAGAACTCTGCGTAAACTTTATTTTCGACAGCATCAACAATTTTAGTTGAATCGTCACCGAACACACTACCTACCAAGTCACCTGTGATTCCAGCCTGTGCATTAATGTTACTAGTTGCATTAATGTTGTAAGAACTTCCTGCTGAAAGATCTAAATTTGCAGAAGCAACAATTTGAATAGGTCCAGGACCAGTTGCACCACCGTTTGCAATAGTTAAGTAACTGTCACTGACTGCTTGCCAGTTTGTACTCTTAATAGTTCCATAAAGTTCATTGTTTATGGCGTCAACCATAACAGATGAATCGTCAGCAAATACTGAACCTATAATATCAATTCTATTATCTACATCAAAAGTAATCTTATCATTTGCTGCATCAGTGGTTAGTCTAATACCGTAACCCTCGACAAACTCAATTGTGTCAGCTGTGTTATCTGGACTTACACCTGGTTGTCCTTGTACTGCAAATGTTTGGAATGTAGGAACAGCAGGTGCATTGTTTGTAATTGTACTTTCACCTGTTGCAGTATCAGTAAACACTGTGATACCAAATCCTGCTAGGTTGGAAACAATACCTGTGTTAGTAATAGAAATATTACCAGCAGCTGAACTTACAGAAATACCTGTTCCTGCTGACAGTCCTGATGGTAAACTTGTGCTGTTAGTAAGGCTAACAACACCGGTGTTAGTTACTGTTACGTTTCCTGTTGCAGAACTTACTGATATACCAGTACCAGCTATATTTTGTGTAACACCTGTGTTTGTAATTGTAATTGCTTCAGCACCACTATCTGCTGTAAGTTGGATAGCAGTACCACTTATTAAGTTGATAGTATCAACGAATTCGTCAGCAACAATTCTATCACCGTTATCAATTTCAACACTCTTAAAGAATGTCCAGTCAGGGTTAATAATTAATTTTCCATCAACTGTTGAACCTAACGGTAAATCTACAATTGTGCCTATACCTTGTACTTTTGCAAGTCCTAACCATAAGCCATTGTTTTCTGATCCTGGCACAACTGATGCTTCAGAAATATGTAGTTCTTTAAATTCTTTTGCAAATGTACCTAAAACTAAATCTCCAGTATCTGCTGGAATAATATTGTGTCTAAAGTTTTCGTAGTCTACACTTGCGAACGGAGAGAAGCCTTGTATTTCTCCACCGCCGGATGGATAAACATCGTATGCAGTTCCATCAACAGCAGCAGTTAAATCTGCATCAGAGTAAAGTAATACTTCATTATCACTGTCTACTCTAACATAATAGGTATTACCATCTAGTTGGCTAACACCTGTTAAGTTAATAGTAACTTCTTGACCTGATGTTAATGAATGAGCTTCAGTACAACTTACTTTTACTGGATTACTTTGATCGATATTACTAATAGTTGTTTTCGCATATTGAGCAAGTGATGATCCTAGTAAACTAAAGTTTTCATTGATTTGGTCAAGAGCTGTTTTTAATTTGCCCCAATTAAGCGGTGGATTGCCTGGACTTACATTACTTGAATATGCCATTAGTTTCTCCCTACCGCTACTTCAATTTTACCAATATGGTCGCTGTCATAATTTTCTATAGCCTTACCTACAATGGTTCCTGGTTTAGGATCTTTAGATGCTATTGCAACTCCATGTATTCCTGAGTTAACTAATATATCACCTTTGTTAATTTTACCAACAACTTTACATGGAACTCTTCCTGTTAGTGCTACTAGATTTTTTAATCCAGGACAAGCTGAGTACATAACGTATGCTGCTGTATTTGAAACAACACCTGCTACTCTAGTATCACCTTGTTTGTTTGAAGTTGTAACTTCTTTATCACCACCAAATACTAGAACTGTTCCTACTTCGTATTCCTTATCGCCTTCGTAGTATTCCGCAACGTCCGCTGAGTATGTTGCTTCAAATCTTGATTCGTTAGGTGTGCTACCCGTTAGTGTCCATCTACCAGTTACTGTTCCAGCAGTGGTATTACCACCTGTTGTTAGTGCAAGTGTTTGTACTACTGATGAAACAATAGGAGCGTTTGCCAAACCATTTTGAGTTTTAAATATGTGTTGGTCGTTCCAATATTCTGATCTCTTGTCCGCAGCCAATGAACCATCATTTAGATAGATACCACCACTTCCTGAACCGCCTGGTCCACCATAAGTATGAACTCTTAAGAAGCCAGCACTACCACTTGTAGTACCACTGTCAACTGCTTCCATACCGTCTAGGTTAAGTTGTTGTAAGTCACCAATTCTTGCAGCGAAGTCACCATTACTATCACGTTGGATCAGTTTATTGTTATCGCCTGCACCTGTATACGCAGCACTTGCTTCGATAATTCCGTAGTCAACATCTGCTGTATTACTTGCAGCATTTGTTCTTCTTAAGAAACCTGTTCCTGTGTATTGTGATTTTTTAACTGCACCGCCTGCATCTACTAATGTTGTAAATGTTACATCAGCAGCATTGGCTGTTGTAAGTCCAGCATTACCAAGTACACTTTGAGGACCAACTTGTGCAAGTGCAGTTTTAGGAACGCCATTAGTCGATAGTGTTACCCATCCATTACTTACTGTAAACTGAGCATTATCAAAACTTGCTAAACCACTAGCAGCTTGAATTGTAGCAGCATCACCAGTTGGTGCAGCAGCAGCCGTAACTGCAAGTTGCATATCTAGTTTGCTTTGTTCAATACCAGCTGCACTGTTGATGTCAGCGTTTATAATAACATCAGGTTCAATCTGTGCATCAATTGTGTTTGCTGTTGAATCAATATTAAATGTAATATCGCCTACGATGGTAGCATTGATAGCTTCTCTATCTACACCAGTAAACACAAGAATCTGATTTGCTTCTAAATCTGTAAATGTAAAGTTCTGTAAGTTATCAAATGTTAAACTTCTTAAGTTAAGTGCATCTTGTGGATTAACTGGATCAGTCACATTAATAATTTTGTGTTGATCCATGTCCATAATACCTTTCATAGCCAGCTGGCCACTTAGTGCCATATAGCCGCCTGTGATAGGTGGAATTAATTGTGTATCTGTTACAATTGCGCCGTTGTGTGTTACACCAAGACGTCTTTCGAGATAAATTCTTGTTGCGTTTTCTGTTGGAACTGTATCAACAGCGTTATCTGTAAAACCAGAGTCTGTTGAGAATTCAGCAATCGGAACACCACGTTTAAATCCTAAACCGTCCAAGTTACTCAATGCAATCGCAGCAGAGAATGTAACCTGACCTGTACCTTGGTCAACACTAAAGTAAGGACCAACTCTAAAGTTACCATATTGGTCAGTGGTAACATAGAACACACGTCCTACATCTCTTTCTTCTGTTTCATTTGCATCGTTCAATGGATTAACAGCAGGTCCAAAAATTTCGTTTGGATAGTTGGTATCTGCATACGAACCTGTACCAATGTCAAGTAAATCGTGTGATGTAACACGAGTCAATGAAATTCTAATAGTCAATGAACCTGCAGCACCTGTAGTTCTAATAGGTACCGCACTTCTTATAGTATAAGTAGCACCGTAAGCAATTACAGAATCTACCAATGGTCTGTCAAGAGTAATTCTACCAAAAGGTTGACCTGTGTCAGCTTCTGATTCATATGTGTCAACAATGTATTCTTCACCATTGAATACAAATCTAGTTCCTGGAACTCTTGCTCTTTCTTGAGGAGCAACTGGAACAACAGCAAAATTATCATCGCCTACTCTACCAGTTACTAAACTGTAACTATGGTTTCCACTTTGAGGATTTTGAGTATCAACTTCAATAGCCGCTGCTAGTGTAGGATATTCAGTACTGACTGTAAAGGTTGTTGATGAACCTACAGTGTGTACAAAGTAGTGTACTTGTGAAGATAATGGTGTAGGTAATGTTCCGTCAGTTTCAAATCTAATAACATCACCTTGAGATAACCCATGAGCTGAACCGGTTGTAAATACGCCTGGTGTTGCAATACTAATTGTAACATTAGTAGGAGATCCTATTTTTTCTCCTGGTTTATAAACAGTTAAGTCTACATAGTTGTAGTTTTCTCTTAGAGTGGTTTTTGCTAGACCTTCCTGAACGGCAATAATTGTTCCAGTACCTGTTGTTGTATTAGCAATTGGTGATGATACAGGGGACAATGCAATGTTAAATTTCTCAGCAGTTAGTCCACTTTCTAATACAAAATATCTTTCACCTAGTGTAATACCATCTGGTAGGTCACCAGTTGATTCAAAAGATACAATATAATTTCTAAGATTTTTATGTTTAATATAACCTTTGATACTTAATCCAGTACCATTTACTAGGGCGTGTGTTGCACCGCCTGGAGATGTTGAAAGTTCTAACTGATTGTACTTAGGAACATCAATTGCATAGTATCTAACTCCTGAAGTAAATCCATTTGCTGTAGAAGTTGCTTCAAACCAGTCTCCAACTCTAATGTTGTGAGGCATTGCTGTGGTAACAATGTTAGATGCAATATCAGTTACTTCTACTAGATAACGAATTTCTGTTGGATCAGAAGCAGTAAATTCTACTTCATAATATCCTCTGCTGTCTTGGAAGTCTTCAAATTGTAAAACACGATAAACATCTGAACTTTCTGCTAGACGTAAACCTGTCGATGGTCTAGTTGCTACTTCAACAATATCACCTGTTAGAATAACCTGTGAGTTTGAACGCAATGACATCTTTGTGCCATCTGGAATAACTGCAAACAATCCATCGAAGTTACCAGTTGTATCACTAGTTAAATTTAAACGTGCTACACCTGCCGGTAAATCTTGTGTAGTTACAGAAGTAACTGGATATCTAAAAATCAAGTTTCCATGATCAACTTCAAGTTCTGAATTGTTAAGTGGAGTATAATCATAATTTGTTACATAAACAAATAGTCCTGCTGCACTGTTAGCATAGGTCGGTGATGGATAATAACAATCAACTCTCTGAGCTAGATCATAATACACTGTAACTGGTGTTGGAACTTCTAATGGATCTGAACCTTCTGCTACAAGAGCATAGTTACCATGAGCTGATGAACCGCCCACTGAACGTATCTGAGCACCATTTAATGAGTAGTATGATATGTGGTTGTAGTAGGTAAACATCGAAACGGCTTCTGTTAATCCGCCGTTGGTTGCTACTACACCATAACCTAAGTCGTTAACCTGTGTAAAGTCGTTTGAAAGCATTGATCTGTTACCAGGCATCAATACTTCGTATAATCTTGTTACGCTGTGTGTTCCACTTCCAGCGCCTGTAGTAGCAACCGGAATTGTTCCTTCGAATGTTGCGGTAACTCTAAAAGTATCTGTTGTGAGACCGTCTTCCATTACATAGTATTCTCTTCCTGCAACTAATCCTGTAGGAAGTGTACCAGTAGTAGTAAATTTTACACTGGCATTTGCTTGTATACCATGCCCTGCTAATGTAAACACAGCAGGATCAGCAACACTAATAGATGTTAATGTTTGTGCTCCAGCTGATTTAGTAAATGGTGTAGTTTCATCTAGTACAAAAGTAGCAGTACTACCGCTTGGACTAAAGACAAAATCTCTAACATAGTTAATTCTATATACGTTATCATCAACAATAAACGATGCTGGCAGTTGAGGGAATCTATCTAATCCACCAACACCTATTCTGGTTGTTGTAGTTGATGACAGATGTTCGAACTGTAAGTTACCAGCAAAACCGTCAACAAACAATCCGCCTGCAAATACGTGTTTGTTTTTTGATCTTGCAAAACAGGCACTTTCTTGACAGTACGGTGACTTGGCTAAAATTTGTCCTTCAGGATCAAGCACCATCATAAATCCACCGTGACCTTGACAGGTTACAGCTCTAATGATGTTTGCATCATTACAAAGGAACACATCCATCTCTTGGTTTTCTTTAGGATAGTTAACACTACCTGAACCATCAATAACATCGATCAAAGTATTTGTAAGAGCGGTTACAACAGTTTCTGTTCCGTCTTCTCTTTGATATGCGCTGTCTATAATTTGAGGATATAAAGTATTATCAGGATCAACAATGGCTACGTTATTAACAACATTGTTGATTAAATATTCTAATCTTCGTAAACCTTCAATAGTTTGAGATAACTGAGTAGTGATAGCAATTCTAGCACTAGCACTTTGATAATATTTCAAACCTGCTGATATTGTTCTGTTGTAAAGACCATACTTAAGGTCAAATACCATTGCATCAACAATAAGACCGTAATCTCTTTTACAGAGTGTTTCATCATATGTAAAGCCGTTCCATATTCCTGTTCCGGCTGCAATTTGTGCATTTTGCCATGCAACAACTTCATTTTGTAAGAATAATTTGTTTAATGCTATAAGTTCAGCAGCTTTTTTGTATCCGCCACCGTTATTAATTTTTGGATAAACAGGTTGTGTGCTATCGTGTAGGTAATGATATCCAAACAGTTGAGAAGCAGTTTCTAATCCATCAATTGATACATCTCTTCTAAACTTACCAAATGCCCAAGGAGAACTTGAAGTTCCTGCTCTTGGTTTAATTAACACACGTCTGAATTCGTCACCAATAACTGCAACGTTCTGCGGAACCTTCAACGGATAGTTTTCTTCATAGATACCTGTTTCAACCATAACACTAATTTGTGTTTGGTTAGTGATGTCACCATAAGAAATAACTTCACCAAGGATAAATGAACCTTCTTTGATGTCTACATCAAATATTTCATTTCCTTCTGAGTCAAGAGCACCTTCGTGTGCAACAATCTGTGCTAATGCACCTGAGTCTTCACCTTTAAGGAATAGTCCTTCTCTAATATCTCTTGTTCTAAATGCAACAGGTGTATCTGTTAATACATCACCTGTAAAGTCTGTGCGATAACCGTCAGTCTTTAATAAGAATCTTGGAAGGTCTGCTTGAATAGTCGGAACTGATGTAAATCCTTCACCTGGTGAAACAATATCAATAGAAACAATTTCTCCAGCAGTAACAACAGCAGTACCAAACGCTCCTTTAGTTTCGCCACCACCTTCAATTCTAATAGAAACTAAACTATATCCTGAACCTCCACTTACAATCGAAATACCGTTAACATTATAAGTAAGATCAAAGGTTGCTCCGCTACCAAACGCACTGTCAGTGGTAGTTGCTACTGCGGTCGCTCCAGGCAACGCTGTGTAAGAACCTGAACTAATTTGTCTTACAGATAAAATTGCACCCGGGTTAGTTACAGTTGAAAGAACTTCGAATATCGCAGCACTTCCTGATCCGCCTAGTATAGTGAGTTTGTCACCGACTTGGTAGTTAGTACCTACACCTGATAGTATTGCAGTGTCAACACTTAAAGTTACATTACCTGCAAAACCTGCACCGCTTGTAGGAGAAGTTTCAATCTTTGCTAGTGTTACATCTTCAGTACCACCATTGTATGTTAAAATCTTTTTGTAAGGACCGATATCATCATTTGATTCTAAAAGAATTTCTTCAGCACGTTTAAGTGCAGCCTCGATTGTTCTATAAGCATACGCTAAAGCTCGACCTTGTAGTTGATCACTTACACCTGGTCTTTCATCTTGTCCTGATGTAGCAACATATAAGTTAACAGTACTACCAAATGCAGAACTATCAACATAGCGTTTTGTTGCAGCAATTAATCCACCAAATACTTCGTCATCATCTGGTGTAGGATCTCTTGAAAGAACTAATGGACCTGACATGGTTCCAAATGATGGTTCTACTGCTCCTGTTTCAGGATTGATACTATTTGTTCCTGCTAATGAAACTTTTCTGTCTGTATACTCTTTATTTGCCGCTTCATCATCAGTAATTGGTATTGTTAAATCTTGAATTCTATATTGGTTACCGCCTGATACAGCAGATAAGTCGCCACCTAATTGTGGACTAGTATCTCCTGAAATTTCACTGAATTCTGTGGAAATACTTATTTGGTTTGGGTTACTTGTTGTGTCAACAATAACACCAACACCTGCTGTAATTTGCTTAAATTGTAAACCGTCTGTGGTTTGGTTAACTGCTAGAACAGCATTTTCTTGTCCTAGGTATGAAGTAGGCGAGTCATCTAAGCCAATAAAAGTAAGTCTTTCACCTAAGCCTAGTGAACTATATAGTTCGCGAAAGTTTTCATTAACTTTGCGAAAGGAATCTCTAATACTATCACCAGTACCGTCGTTTCCTACTGCACCGATATCAATAACTCTTCTTGCCATTTTATCCCCTGAGATTATCTGTTCTCATCAATATTTATCAAAGAATTCTAAAAGCCTAATGTAAATAATGTTAAATACATTTATGTTTATAGGAACCCTTAGAGTAACAACCAAGCACACACGTAAGAGTAAACTGGGTAAAAAACACGCATATAAACGTGTTAAGACTGTAGTTCAATTACGCTGTGATCAATGTGACACTGTATTTACACGAGATCTAAAAAACATCAATAAAAACCGTTTGAACAACAATTACTTTCATGTGTGTTCAGATTGTGAACCTAAAAAGTTCGCTCAACGAAAGGGTGTTGAAAATAAGAAATTGTGGGATTTATCAGCAGATAGTGAAATTACTATTTCTAAGAACTAAAACCCTACGCTTTCTCCACACCCGCACGATGAAGTTGAATTAGGATTCTTGATCTGAAAATAGGAACCAAATGTTTCTTCTACATAGTCTATGGTAGTTCCTATCAAGTACATTAAACTTAATGAATCAATAGCAAACTCCCCATTAGAAAGTTTTACAATTTCATCGTCAAGTTCTTTGGAGTCAGTCATACCCCAGTCATATGAAAATCCGGCACAGCCGCCACCTTTAATTTTTAATCTGACAACAGGCTGGCCGGTTCTTTCAATAAGGCGTTCCATATGCGCCTTTGCAGAATCTGTTAAGATAACTGCGTCGGACATTTACTCTGACTTCCAAATTGTCCATGCACCGTATACAATTGCTGCATAGGCTAGTAATCCTGCAATAGGTTTTGCAATCAATACCAATACTCCGAGAAGAATAAGCATTGCGCCATCCCAAGAAGTTCTTTCAGTAAAACGATCGCTTACCCAAGATTTAAATTTACTTAACATAGTTGTTTCTCCTTATTTAGAAGTTTTCTTAGGTCTACCTCTTTTAGCAGCAGGCTTTTTAGCCGGTGCTTTCTTCGCGGTAGACTTTTTAGCAGCAGCAGGTTTTGATTCTGCTACAGGTTTTGCTGGTGCGAAGAGATTCTTTAACCAATTTAACATTTTATTCTCCTGTTAATCTATTATTGACTATCGACCAATTTATGATACGCCATATACTATCTAAGTATTTGTCTTTGGTAGTATCTAATAGGTATGAATGTTCCCACATATCTACTAGAAAAATTATTTCAGTACCTTTCTTGAAATCTTGATTGGCTATAGTATCAATTTTGCCATTGACATCCATATAACACCAACCACTACCTTTAATACCTTTGGCTTCGTCTTTGAATTTTTCTTTGAATTTTTCGAACGTTTCGAATTTCTTTTCGATTAGTTCTAGTGATGCGTCTTTAGGTTTGTTTGAAGAGCTTGGAGGTTGCAGCATTTCCCACCACAAGTTATGTAGGTGTGCGCCACCGAAATTAAATGTATCATCACCTTCTTTTTTGTTATAGCGATCTACATATCCTTTTGATAGAACACTATAATGAAGATCAACAGTTTCTTTGCTCATTACAGGTTCCAAAGCATCTCGAGCATAAGGTAACTTGTTAAGAACAAGAACTGGTCTGCTTTTTTCAGACTCTACAATTAAATCCTTCAATTCTTTTAACATCAATATATTTAGTAATAAATATTAACAGTCCAGGAGAAATACGAAATGGCTGATACGTTAGTTCTTAACGCAGATGCAAAACCCTACAGTATTCTACCTTTAAGTACAATTAGTTGGCAAGAATCTATTAAGTACCTAGTTTTAAATAGAGTTACGGTGCTAGAATGGTACGATGATTGGGTAGTTAGTTCCCAGAATTGGGAAACCCGTGTCCCTGCGGTTGTAATGGTAAAAGAATATATTAGAAAGAACAGTTCTGTTCGTTTATCAAAATATAATATATTTTTAAGAGATCAATTTACCTGTCAATATTGTGATGATCAATTACCTCATAAAAACAAATGTACTGTAGATCATGTTGTTCCTATTAGTCGGGGAGGCCGTACTACTTGGGAAAATTGTGTAACAGCCTGCGGACCTTGTAATGTAGCAAAAGGTAATAAATTAAATCCAAAACCCAGGCGACTGCCTTATAAACCTACCTACTACGATCTCATCAAAAATAAAGAATTACTCCAATTAAAACTCAAACATTCTAGCTGGATCAATTACATTAAATAGTAATCATGAAGTACGTTTATATCCATGGCGCCACTGCCAGTCAAAGATCATTTGCTTATATTCAAAAATGTCTTCGAGCAAAAGATTGTATATATTTAAATTACGAAAAAGACCGACCTGCTGAAGATAATCTCATTGATATGATCAACACATTATCTAATGAAGACGGTCCGTTCTTTTATATTTCGCACAGTCTGGGAGGAATATATGCAACCTATTTACAGAAAGAATTTTTTGATGTTAGCAAGGGCAGTGTATCACTGTCAACTCCTTTTAACGGTAGTGAAATTGCAACGTGGGGGAGTGTATTAAATCCTCACTATACATTGTTTAAAGATATCACTCCGTATAGCGATTTTATTTCAAAGAGTAGAACTACTGAAATTAAAATACCCTGGTTACAAATTGTTTCTGTATCAGGAGAGGTTCCGTGGTTAGCAGGAAAAAATGATGGTATTTGCACTATGAACAGTATGACATATAGAAAAGATGTTGAATACGAATACGTAGAAAGAAACCATTACGAAATAGTTCTTAGTAAACGTGTTGTTGAACTTATTAAGAAGTTTGTGAAATCGATTCAAACAACTTAGCACTTGCTAAGTTTTTAGCTTTGCTCTCTACCATAATGTCAGCATGGTCACGGAATGATAATGCCCATTCATTAACTGAGTTATTCCACATAAAGTCACTGTGAGCACGTAGTTTGGCTTTCTTATAACCTTGCTCTAACAGTTTGTTCATATCTGGCATTATGTTAGGATCGTGATCTACAAGAACATCTTCACGTGATACTGAATAATGAATAACAGGACGCACACCACGCCAACTGTCAATTATGCGACTAAATCTATCGTCGGTGGGTTGAATGTATTCTCCACTATTGACCCAGTGATGGTGTATGTCAAGCACGAGTGCGACGTGTTCGGCAAGTTCCAAACTGGCGTCGATGCCCCAGGACATTTCGTCATT